TCTGCGCTGTCACCGGCAGAAACCGCCGCCCCTCTGGTCTTTTTCTGTCGGTCTTTCAGTATTTGCTGCGCTCGGTCAGTAACCTTGCTTTGCTGGTTCGGGCCCCTGTCTACCGCTGTGCTCCTGTCACGGTTTACATAGCCCATTTCACCTTTACGTACTCGCGCATCGCGTGCAGTGTAGGATTTCTCAAGCTCAGCAATGTCTTTTTTGGTCTGGGCAATAAATGCTTTATTGTCTGTAGCCATATCCCCGAACAAGGACTTCATGCCGGGAATATTTTTGGTTTTCTCATACGCGGAGTTGGCAAACTCGGCAATGAGGACATCACCCTGCTTCAGTAAAATCTGGACCTGCTCAACTGTTCCTGCGACGACATCGATGATCAGATTAAGGGCACCGATAGTATGATCTCCCACCCACTTCCAGGCGTCGGCAGACCATTTTTTTATGCTATCCCACATCTGTTCCAGAGGCGTGCTTGCATCATCAATTTGCTGCATACGCTTTTGCATCGTATCGGCAAAAATCCGCATGCCCTCGCTGACAGCCTCTTGTTTTTTATCTGAGTCCTCCAGCCCGGCGATATAATTTAATTGCGAGACCGTCAGAAAATTATACTGGGAGTTCAGCTCAGCCAGTGCTTTCACCGGCGATTTCATTATTTCGGCAAACGAGGCTTCAATTTTTTCGGCCCCACTACCCATTACCTGCGTCCATTGCTGGGAGGTCTGCGCCACGAGCTGCAGCTGGGCGGTAGTGAATTTCCCTGACTGGGCCAGGCGGGCCAGGGTTTCAGAAACTGAGTTGGTGCTGGCGGTCGTGCTCTCGCCTATTTGCTCAGCCATTTTCCATAGCTGGGCTGTAGACGTCGCAGACGCTCCGCCGGTTAACACGATCGACTGATAAAGCTCGCGGTTAGCCTGTTCAGCCTGCCATGCGGCTATAGCCATACCGCCAAGGATCGCAGTAAAACCACCCACGGCCAGCCTGGCTGGCGTCAGAAACCGCAACAGGCCGCTGGCGTGCTCGGCATTCTCTGCCAGTGCATTGGCATTTTCTGAAAGAGATTCTGAAGAATCATCAGACGCGTCCTTAATCCCCAGCAACTCTTCCTTGATGACCTGAAACAACCCACCAATACCACCGAATGAGTCGCTGATTTGCCCGCCTTGCTGGATCAGCACCATCCATAACGGCATGCCACCAGCAATGGAAGTGGCAATATCAGTGAACTGTGCGGGAAGCATCCTCAGGGCCTGCTGATATTGCCCGGCGCTGAGGGTGCCTTTGTTGAACACCCTCTCCTGCTCACCAAGCTTTGCGATGAAGGGAGCGGCCTGCTCCGACACACCGAGTTGAGCAGCTCTCATCTCCAGCAGTTCAATCCGCGTCTTGCCCATTGCGTTCGCCTGGTCCTGAAGCGAAGAGATGAACGAATCGCGAATGTTCTGGTTACGCCTGAGTTCCGCCGCCTCAGCCCGCTCTGTAGCCTCCAGCTCGGCGATCGCTTCTTTCAGCATGCGTGACTGCTGGGCTGCAACCCGTTTATTCGCAGCATCGCGGGCTGTTGCGGCCTCCTGCTCTTTCAGCGCCGCAATATATGGCGCCGTCTCCTGCGAGAGTCCCATTTGCGTGGCTTTAAGCTCAAGCAGCTCGGCTCGTGACTTACCAATGGCCTGAGCCTGGTTACGCAGCGACTCCACAAAATTGTCATTCTGAGACTGCAGGCGCGATGCCTCAGCCGACGCCTGCCGTTCAGCGGTTTGCTTTTCCCGCAACGCCTGAGCAGCCAGCCTGTTCTGCTCGGCTTCGCTGGCAAGGGACAACTCCCGCTGGCGGATCTGCTGTATAAGCGGAGCGGCTTCCTCTGACATACCCATCAGCGCCGCTTTGTACTCAAGGGCGTCGGACCTGGAGGCCCGGAAGGTGGCGGCCTGATCTGCCAGGCTTTTCAGAAAAGTATTCTGCGCCGCGCTGGCGCGCTCAGTCTCCTGAGCCAGCTTCAGCCGCTCCTGCCCTTCGGCAGTCTCGGCTTCCATGACCTGAAAGAGCTTATTACGGGTGGTGTCCAGCACTGCGCTGAAACGCCCAAAATCCTCATCACCCAGCAACCCCTTACCGTGAAAGCCCGCCAGCGATGTCTGCAGCGTCTCCAGTTCGTTCATTGCGCGGTTAACAGGGCTGATTTTGTTGAGCAGGTTCTGCAGCTCCTGCTGCTGCTCTTTCAGGCTCTGGGTATTCTTTTTCTGATCGGATGCGCCAGCGCGAAATACCGAGTTCAGATCATCGGCTTTGTTCGCCGCGCCGCCGGCTGTTTGCTGGAAATCGTCCAGCGCCTTATTCCCGCGCTCCAGCTCGGCGGTGTTCACCCGGAGCGAAATTGTTGCAATATCAGACATTACGCCCCCTGATGGACAATCTTCAACGCCGCGCTTTCCATCACGCGGATATCCGTTAACGCGGTTGCCTCATCCTCCACGCCATTAAGCTTCATCAGCCAGGGAAGCACGTTGTAATCCAGCCCGGTGATGCCACCCAGGCCCGTGCGCCACTGGGTGCCCATCGACTGGAAGACGGCGAACGCGGGCCAGACATCCGGCCATACTTCAACGGTCTGCTCTTCTTCGGTGTAGTCGTCAGCGCTCAGGCCGAATGCGGCCAGGTCTTCGGTGGAGGGTTCAGGCGTATAAAACGCCGAGGCAACCGCTATCAGTTTTTTTCACGGTTACCCGTCAGTTCGCGGTAATAGGTGCCGACGATCGCTTTCATCGCGCCCGGGTAGTTATCCAGCAGCACTTCAAGGTTTTCCTGGCTGAACGCGTCAGGCAGTGCCCAGCCTTCGGTGATCTCCACCAGGAAATCGACGGCGGTTTTACCCTCCAGCGTCTCAAGCGCGGCCAGCTCTTTAAGCGGCTTGTGGCGGAAAGTAAACGTAAGCATGCCATCATCATCACCTGCGCGCGGGATCGTGACGTTGGCTTTAAACGTGGGTTTGGGCTGAAGCTGAAATTTAGTGGCCATGTGTTCCTCGGCAGAAAGAAAGGCCCGCTGACGGGCCAGTTAAAGGGTGAATCAGGCAGCCACCTGCGGGGCAGCATCTTTGTAGAAGGTGATATCGCGGGACTGGATGGCAAACGCAGGCTGTACCGTTTCGACGTTGTTTACGGCAGTGGTCGGCTGCGGGTCGAAAGACGCTTTCCCGGACCAGTAACGCATCTCCTTTGCCTTTGGTACGTACATGCGCAGCGGCAGTGTGTCACCGGAACGGTCAGCAGCTGACAGCACGGCATAGATGGGCAGCGTGGAGTCATGCGCCATGGTGAAGGTCTGCGACTTGGCCGCCTTGTAGGTCGCCAGGTTGCGCTGGCGGTCATCGGCAAGGAATTGGATCTGCGTGTACTGCTGGTCACCACCGGACTGTGCAACCTCGGTGATCTGCGGGATTTCAGTCCACTCGGCTACTTTGCTCAGGGAGCCGGTGCCGGAGCCAGCCGGGAAGAAGTTGGTATCGGTGCTGTTAATCACCCCGATCGTTACGCTGGTGGTGGTCTGCGCCGTGACACGCGCCACCAGGCTGTCAATCAGTGCCCAGCCACTGGACACCAGCACCACATCGCCGACGGCGAGGCCGTGACCATTTGCAACGGTAAAGACGGCGCCTGCGGCATTGCTTACGCCGGTCACTGCCACAGGCGTGGCGAGTTTCGAACCGACGAATACCGTGGCGCCATTAGGTAATGCGAAGCCCATAGGGATTCTCCGTGTAGAAATATAAAACCGGCAAAGCCGGTGGGGATGATCAGGCTGAGATATCAGCCCGATAGTTGATGCTGACGGGGATGGAGTAGGACACGCCGTCCGGTATGCCGGGGAAAATAGCAGGCGGTGATGTCACCCAGGCGGTAAAGCCGTCGCCGGGGATCTCCTGGTTCTCCGGGAACAACCCGGCGACAAGGCGGGCCAGCGCTCTGGCCTGTGATTTGCCGCCACCCGCTGGCGCGACGACGGTAACCTGATACACGCCGGGGTAGACCCGGCAGTCACCAGCCATATCAATGCTGTAGGGCTGCGCGGGCATGTCATGGGAAATCAGATACAGCCCGTCGTCTGGCGGGTCGAACTGAATGTTATCCCACGCCACCGGCACGCCCTCGCCGTCTGCCCACAGACCCAGCATGGACTCAAGCGCCGTTGTTATGTCCGGTATCATTTTTAACCTCGTTAACTGCCTCGCTGAAGTACCGCTGGAACTCGGCGGCGGTGATGCGCACCATGCCGCCGGGCGCCTGACTCGAATGCCCCATCTCCAGCGGGTAGGCATACGGGACGTTGTTGCAGAAATAGACTGCCGTGGTACCAACTTTGAACTGCTCCAGCACCAGGTTGCCTGCGGCGATCGTCTCGTGGCCAGCTTTGTCAATGCGTCCGGTCTCGCCGCCTGCCCGCTGGTCGAATGACACCTGCCAGTTACCGCGAAAACGCCCGCCCGTATAGCCCGGCGGCGCCTTCAGGTCCATGCTGTCATTTACCTTACGTCCCGGCCGCAGCCGCCCTGCTTTGGTCAGGTTGTCCGGGTTCTGCCGCAGTAGGCTGTTGTGCTCGGCGACCGCCGCGTTATAGGCCACCGCCGTCTGGTTGACCGCCCACAGCTCGGGATTGCCCACAGGCGACATCTGCACCAGCCGCGCCAGGATTTTGATGCCGACAACGCGCACCACTTCCTCCTGTCGCTCCTTTGCCTGGCTGACGAACGCATTAATGGACACCATAAACGCCTGGTTATCTGACATGCTATGCCCTCAGCTGAGCGCGGAAGCACAGCAGCAGTTTGCCAGGCTTAACCGGGTTAGGCTTCTCAATGCGGAACCACTTGCCGTCCACATCCACCATGTCACCGGTGCG